GGGCCGTGCTGGAATCGAACCAGCGACCAGCGGATTAAAAGTCCGATGCACTCAGGAAGACTAAAAACACTATGGAAGAAACTCCGTAACCGCCTCCGCATAAGCAGAATAATGACTGGGTGTCAAGTGCGCATAGCGGCGTACCATTGATTCAGATTGCCACCCGCCTAAGTCTTGCAACACATACAGCGGAGTCCCCGATTGCGCATGCCAAGACGCCCAGGTATGCCGCAGATCATGCCAACGAAAATTCTGTATCCCTGCTCGCTGCAATGCCCGATGCCAAGCACGGGTATTCACACGACGAACAGGCTGACCACGGTAAGTAAATACCCATTCATGATGGTGCCCACATTGCGCCTGAAGTACCTGCATCGCATGCAGCGATAAGGGAATCCGGATTGCTTGCCGTCCCTTCGCCTGATCGGCAGGAATACGCAGTACCTTGCGCACAAGATCGACCTGATCCCAACGAAGTTTTAATACATTGGCCTGACGTAACCCCGTCGCCAAAGCAAAAATCACGATAGCGTGTTGATGTAATGGCAACTCGGACAGCAACGAGCGAGCTTGAACAGGCGTCAACCAGCGAACCCGTTTTGTCGGTTCTGGAAACAGTGAAATATGAGGACACCGATCAATCCACAGCCAAATATCAAACGCACGGCGCAGGATAGAACGGATCAACGCCAAATAACGATTTGCAGTGGATGGGGAAGTCTCAGCCGCTTTTAGCGTAGCCACACGCAAGATTAAATCGCTATCAATAGCAGCTAACTTCTTTCCATCAAAGTGAGAAGCAAGCCAGCGTAATTTAGCGGCGTCTTCATGTGCCGTTGTTTTGTGAGATTTTTCGGACAACCAGCGTAGTGCAGCGTCATCCCATAGAAGATGAGACATAACCTCTCCTAGGTTCCTAGTCTTTTTGGAATGATATGGCGGAGGAATTGCGGGGCGGCCTTGCCGCAAAAGAGGGTCAGCGCATCACTAACGCGCCATAACAGCGGTTTTGCGTCAGGGAGTAAGCGAGGAACGCGGAGAATGAATCGGAATCTTGATCTAGTCAGCGCTGCAAAGAACGCAGGCTAGAAGCGTCACCGTAGGGGGCTAGCCCCCTACACCCCCCATTGATCTACACTAGGCAGGAAAACAAAAGGGAAAATGACAATGACGCAAAAAGAACACAACGCAGAAATAATCAATGAACGGGAAGCACAAATTGCAAAAATACTCACCGAAACCAGCAAGCTGAACGCAGAAACGGCCAAGATACAAGCTGAAATTCACGAGGTGAACGCGCACACACAAAAATTGATGAAAGAAACCCTGAAGCTCACAACAGAATCAAAATGGTATCCCGTGGCAGTCGGCAGTGGCCTCATCGCCGCAGGAGCCGCCGCCGCAACAGCAATTATCAAATTCATTCACTAAATCAACTTGGAAACTCACGGCAACGCGTGCCCTGATGTAACCAACACATGTCCTGGTGTACTACGCGATGACGGCAACGCCGTAACCTGCCCCTGCGACGCAACACCCAGTTCCTGAGTACGCTCACGGTAGGGGTTATAGACAGGACCACGCCGCGCAATGCGTCGGCATTCACCGTCTGGAATGTCGTACAAGGTCCCCTGCTCGGTATAACAGGTGCAAGACATTCCCTTATACCTGCCTTGAGCGTCCAAACCTTCGCCCCCAGACATACAGATCAATTGAGGGTCCGCAGTGGGAGAACGGCTATCGTAAATGGGAGCCGTCCACGGCATCGACGCAAAACGCGGCAAATGATCCTTGGCATAGGCTGTCTCCGTCTCCCAGCGCAGAGCGTCCCCACTTTCTACCCCTACAGGATGATGGGACGCAGGAGCTTCGGGCTTCGCAAGCTCAGCGCCTTTCGCTGCCTGCGTCCCCAACACGCTTGAAGAAGAAGAACGTAAAGTACGAACTGCAATGACGACACAGACAACGATAAGAACGATAAGCAACGGAATCAAATACACCTTGAAAGGAATACGCGCCTTAATGGTATGCACCTCAGCAGACTTATATAAGCCGTAGACCTGTGAGGGAAGAGTACGCAAAACATGTTCACCAAGAGCACGATTGCTAGAGGATTTGACATTGTCAATCAGTTCGCCCCATGTCCATACATCAATCCAGCGTGTTCCAAAACGACGCTTGATAAAGATATGTTGACCAATGAGACCACGCACAAAAGGATATAACTGCTGCGCCTGTTGCGTAGTCCACACGAAATCTAAGCCACGGTGACGATGTTCGGCAAGTTCAAGCACATAATGCGGAGTAGGTTGCCGAGACGCATCATGCAAATGGCCGAACCATTTCCACGCTTCATCAATAAAGATAATCGCTCCATTAGGAACGATATAGTTCCCTTCAGCATCCTTGGCATTCCACTGGCGCGGGTCCTCAAGAACCGTAGCAAGCCCAGGTTGTAATCCATCAATTCCGGCTGCAAAGAGTGGACGCTCAGCGCGCTTAGATTCCTCTAGTAAACGCTCCAGCATTAAAGCCGTTTTCCCACCTCCAGGAATTCCCGTCAATAAACTAATTGGCATTACGGCGCTGCTCCTGGTGTTGCCCCAAAACCACGCTTGAATAGATATAACCGACCATTTAACACGGCAAATCGGGCGACATACGCAGAAATAATCATCGAGACAGCACGATCAAAATTAAGCATACCCAGCCCACTCATGGCCATCTCCCCTAAGCTGCCTTCTGCAACCCCCACATTATCCATATAGATATAAATTTGTTTAACAATAGGGGTAATCACAAAATGGTAAGACCCCCAATTAATACCAAGCCAGACAAACGCCGCCATAATGAAATACCCTAATTTAGTCTTTAATAAAGAAAAAAGACCCGTTAACAACTGAGCAATAAACGCTGGCATAGATCACCCTTCTAAACGTCCGCCCATAATCCGCAAACAAGCAAGCGCAGCTAATATCAAGACTAGTTTTCCGCCTATCTGCAAAAACTGGCAGACCGGAGTAGCACTAATAACAATTTGATTTCCGAATACATTAATAGGGATAGATTTAGGACACACACGAGAATAACCGCGCCCCTTATCATCAATTTTCACCTTTGGATATCCCTCACGCCCATATCCAGATTCATCAGAAAATGCGCCTGACGGGTCGCCCTCTTCTCCGGTATCCACAGTGCCATCCTTACCGGTCAGCGCATCCTTGATCGCCCCCACATCAGCATTGCCCTTATCCTTACCACCATCCAAAACAACGCCCGCACCCCCTTTCTCAAGCGCACACGCGGTACGCCACTGTAATAACAACGACGCATATTCCATCGCATTACATTTCTCCCCTGTGCAAATCGGTTGCGCATCGCAGGCACCACCGGTAATTTTCACATCACGGCGTAAACTGCATTCAATCCGCCACTGAATCCGTGCCTGACCACACATCACCGGATCACCTGAACACTGGGGCGGCACATCGCATCGCTCACCTCCAGAAAAAGACGACCCCTTATCCTTATCCTTGTCCTTATCTTTATCCTTCTCCTTAGAATCCTGCTCATCATCGGGGATACCGTCATGATCAGCATCTGCCTTGCATGTGCCATCAGCCCCGCGAGCTTGTCCAGAAGGACACTCATTCTTCTCCTTATCCCCTGCGCAACTTCCATCGGGAGCACGCACCTGACCGACAGGACACGCTTCCTTCTCAGGAATACATTCCTGTGTTTGTTGGTCCGTGATCGTGCCATGCGGACACGCATCTAAAGGCTCACATACACCGTGTTTCGGTTGCTGTCCTTCAGGGCATTCCGGTTGCACAGGCTGACACACACGCACCCCAGGAACATAAACATAATTGGCATTGCCACCGGATTTAGATTGGCACATCTCCTTTAACTTATCGCTATCACATACTTCGCCTGTGGTGCTTTCTGTCGTCGTTTCATCATCACCGTTACGGATAAAACTCACTAAACATCCATTATTACAACCTAATGAACCAGTGACTGGATAACGTCGCGTGATACGTGATGAACGTGATTCGCAGGTATCATCATAATAATAATAACCAGCAATAGCGCCAGGTATCCTAACAGCATACAGACTACTTATCGGGTGATGTTCAACCTTAGATTCATTACGTCGCATCCAACAATCTTGAAAATTAGCCATTTTAACGGCTGCTTCATAAGCCTGGCCCTGATGAGGATAATGCCCACCACCAACGGGACCACCATCACCGCAAGACTTCCCCCACGCATACAACGGAAAGACCAGCAACGCGAATAGAATAAAACCACGCATTAATCCGAGTCCCAGAAAATAATAAGACCCGCCACACATAACGCCCCTAGAAATATCCACCCTGCCATCATGCCACCTGCTTATAAAAGGGTGCCCGTGCACAGACACCCCGACACATCGAAGAAATAACCTATATCCTTAAAACGCTCTCCTAACCCACTTATACGTAGCAAGCAACGCAGCAATAAGAAGGACAGCACCACCAATTGACGCAATAGGCGTTGCTGCCGCTTTGAGCGCCTCTACCACGGCGGAAATATCAATATCAGCGGCAAACACAGGTGAAACAACCGCATAAGAAAGCATCACACCAAAAACAATAGGTAACTTAGATTTAGACGCGGTAACTATTCGTTTAAACATCTTCGACCTCATATCAATAATTTACGTAACACACGGAACACATAAGCCACAGCCCATAACAACAAGATGGCAGAACCGATGGATTGCGCATCGGAAATACTCAACTCAGGAAGAATGGACGACTGAGGCACCCACATCACGGCAGCACATTTGCCGCTCACTGCATCTATATCCGCCTCACGGCAGGCAGGAACGAGTAACGTTGCCGCCGTCATGTTTAACTCCCCTTAGAAGAGGAAGCCGGAGCAGGCGACGGCAAAGACCGACTACTACCACTAACATTCGCATCAACTAATGTCTTCTTGCGGGATAAATCAATCCCAAAACGACCTGGAACAAGGTCCGATACCACATCCCAGAACTTAACCGCTCCTACCGAATAACCTTGCTGTAATCCATCTACAATGACTTCTATCTCCATCCTCATCTTTTCTGATTCCAACTCAGCACGTTGGCTATAAATCGGCATTTGTGTCCCTTGTTTCGTAGTCACAGTGCGCATAGCGACATCAGACTTAATCGTTACTTTTGGCATTTGAACTTGCATTGATTCACCCTCATTCATTGATTAATTCATTTCAGTTAATATCGTCGTCTTTCGTCTTTCGTCTTTCGTCTTTCGTCTTTCGTCATCTCATCTTTTTTCGTCGTTTCATCAATTTTGGTCGCTACTGTGGGGTCAAGCTAAGAACCCCCCTTACCCCCCATGCGAGAGACAAGGAAGAACTTGCTTTGAACCCACAGTGCGGGGCTTGCCACCTGCCACCAGGGGACTGGATAACGGACCAATCGCCGGATTACTTACCGCTGTCACCTGTAATCAAGGTGCCCTGCTCGGGACGTGGGCTATAGTCGATCTTCGGTGGCACCCATGCCCCGAAATTGCGCGACACATCGACCTCACCACCCTTTGAAACGTACTTAGAGACATAACCGGTAATATCCATCTGGCTACGCGGTGCCTCGATACGATTACGGCCAAACTCTCGGTACCAAAACTCGTGCCACTCATACCGACTCATTAAACGGTTAATATCCTCATCTGGCGCAGCCACGACCGCATGAAAATGTAACCGCCCGTCACGGTGCCACTCCTGCCCTCTCGCCCATTGAATACCGCGATGAGGACGTTTGGACCACACACGACCATATAACTCACGATTAATACTACTGACGAAAAATCGGAACGCTTTATCAGCGGCCTCCGGATGCATGCTGCCATTAGAACCGGAGTTCGTCGGTCGGAACGTTAATGTCCAAAACTGCTGCCAATGAGTACGCCGTAATAAATCAGCATAAGCTTCCGATTGAAGGCGGACCCCTGATTGATTGAACTGAGTATTTAATAATTGACATAATTGCTCATCACTCTCTGCAAGAGACATTTCCCCCACTTAAACATGGCTAGATCGCCTATCCGTGCACGTTGCTTCGCACCATATGCACATCTTGTTGACAGTGGATGGACGGAGAAACGACGCCCACGCACTGCCAACAAGATGCACACATTACGCACACCGATACGCGATGAAAGAATAAAAGTCATTCATTGATATTCTCCAAACAATGTTTTCAATAACTAAAAGCAACTATATTTGATTAAAAATCTTTCCCATGACGTAATAGAGAAAAATAACGGTTGATATGGGAATTAATACCCAGCCAAAGCCAGAAGAGAATAACCAAACAATTAAGAACATGGAAAAGAATGAAAAAACCACAGCAAGAATAAAAACAACTGTAACAATAGCTAACCTAACTAAAAAGAGACATCCAAAACTCAGCTTATCGGAATTCCATAAATCAATCATTAATAAAACCCAAGAAAAAAAGAGCAGCAGCTAAAACAATGGAATAAAGTGCAGAAAAGAAAATAATAACATGAGATCTACGATTCTTCCCCCAAAGACATACAGAAAGAAAATTTAAAAAACCGGCAATAATTACTAAAGAATGAATAATTTTATCATTCACGATAATGATTGCCTCAATAAAGAACACTCGTCTAATTGATCTAATGCAGCGGCACGCACGGACGACCAGAAATCAAACTGCTGGGGTAGTGTGTCCTCCCAAAAATCCAATTGACGAACGTACATCTCAGCAATATTTAATGCCATGCGTGCGCCTCGTTCAGTGTCAGTAATACGCATATATCACCGCGAATAAAATGTTACACATGAAGGCTCAAGAATCGGCACATCAGCCACATGTAATCGCAACCTATCGACAGAAGAAAAAAGAGAGACCAAAGAAGAATTAATATCTGGAACAACTGAATAAACATCTAATTCAGCTAACTTTAGAAGCTTCGCATCAAGAGATTCCAGACTACGACGAAAATCACAAAGAGAACTAGAAAGGGAAGAAATATCAAAAGAACAATCTGACAAAATTAAAGCACGAGCGAATAAAACTTCTTCACCAAAAGAATTTTTCTTAAATTTCAGATTATTATTAAATCTCAACATCTAACACTCCTACCGTGCCCTATCATGCTCAGAAAAGCGGAGCGGGCAAAGAAACACTCTCAGACAAAAGCCCAGCAAGATATAGTAATTCGTCATCAGCATAAAGAATCTTACTAATACTAGTTTTTAGCGCTTCTTTGGCATCATGAATGCCCACTTCATCAACAAGTGAAGAAGACTTATCTAAAATTTTAAAAGATGAAATTAGTTTGGATCTAATATCCTGAATATCAGAAATTAAAGTGCGCACCTCTTCAACATCAAAATCAACAATACGCGAATGCTGTTTGAGAACACCCAAGTCAGAAGCACCAGATAAAGATTCTTGATTATTCAACATTGCTACACTCCTACCGTGCCCTATCCTGTCTTAGAACACCTCCCCATCCAGGATAGGATGAATGGGGAGGTGATGTCACATAAAAATGTGACAATCAGAATGTAACATAGATATATGACAAGTCAAGGGATTATGTGACATGAAAAGCGTAAACGAGTTGATAGATCAAGTACGAAAACAAACAGAAATCAGCTCAGACAACCGCCTAGCGGAAAAAATAGGCATTAAAAGACAAACAATCCATCAATGGAGACAAGGAACAGCCCCCATAGCAGATGAGCGAATCGCACAACTATGTGCAATAGCAAAACTAGACGGCCCAACATGGATAGCAAAAATCCACGCAGAACGAGCGGAATCACCAACAGAGCGTGCCGCCTGGAAATCAATGCTAGAGCGGCTAACTGCAACAGCGGCAACGCTGATAGTAGGCGTAGGGGTTAGCGTACCTAATGCGTCTCACGCAAGTATGGCAAACGGAGAGGCACTAGAAGGAGTGAAACAAGCTGGT